CATTGGAATACGTAACAGACATCGTAATCTCGGAATTAAATCACCAAGGCACCAAAGAAGAGCAGTCTTCGAGAGAGTTTTTAAAACTTTGGAATTATTTTGTGAGAAATTAAAGGTAAAAAAAATTGAATTATTGTCATCAATTGATGAAATAAATCAAGACGGTATTCCATTGAAATTCAAATGCCTTGTAACAAATAAAGAATTTACTCAAACGTCTTTGGAAGTTATGTCTCCATATTTGGAGAAAACAAAAAGTAAACAACAAGATGAATTGGTTGGATATTTGCGGGAAATTTTACCAACCGTTGAAATAATAGAAAACACTCAAAAAATTTTGGATGGAAGAAAAGAAATAGATATTTACATACCCTCCTTAAAACTTGGTATAGAATTTGATGGGCTCTATTATCATTCGGAGAATTTTGGAAAAAAAGATAAAAAGTATCATTTATGGAAAACTGAGAACGCTATTTCAAAAAATTTAAAATTAATTCATGTTTTTGAGGATGAATGGAATTTAAAAAAAGATATAGTCAAAGAAAAACTGAAAGCAATTGTCGGTATAAGAAATAAAGTTTTTTATGCTAGAGAGTGTGAAATAAAAGAAATTGAATCTGCCCAAAAGAATCAGTTTTTAAACGAATATCACATACAAGGATCTGACAAATCTAAAACTAAGTTGGGTTTGTTTTGTGAAAATGAATTGGTCGGCGTTATGACATTTTCTTCGCCAAATATTGTTAAGGGTGCTAGGAAAGGAGACGATTTTATAGAATTGAACCGATATGCCACAAAATACAACATTGTTGGTGGAGCAAGCAAGTTATTAAATTACTTCATCAAGAAATATCGCCCTTCCAAAATAATAACATATGCTGACAGAAGATGGTCGTCAAAAATCAATATGTATAACAAAATAGGATTTAAATTCGTTTCTTATACACCATGCAATTATTTTTACTTGGACGGTTCTATGAGAAGACTACATCGCTATAATTTCACAAAATACAAGATTATAAAAATGGGCGGATACCCGGATAAATCAGAATGGGAAAATATGAAAATTATGGGATATGACCGTATATGGGATTGTGGACATTTAAAGTATGAAATGAATATACCTTAATATTTATATCAAATGAGTTATAAAACCCCAACCTCCGTCCGCGTTGCCCGTTGGGCCGCTATTGCTGCTCTTATTACCGCCTGTGGTTCACTGTTCACTACCATGTGGTCTTCACGGCCTTGGTGGGCAGAAACACCGACTCCACAACAGGTGACCCACGTTGCAGCTCCTATCCATGTTAAAGAAGTGGTGTCGGAACCAATTTATTTTCACGTTGGTTCTTTACCACCAATTGTTTCAGAAGTAAAACATCAAACGATGATTACTGAAAGTATGACAATGAGTTCTATGAGCGCTCCAATTGAAGACGAATCCGCTCGACACACCATTGAAAAATGGATACTACTTATTTCAATTGGAATTGGAGCATCTTACGCCGTGATTGAATATTTCAACCGACGTAGATTAAAAAGACATCAGGCAACTTTGTCTGATAAGTAACGTTTAAAGAAAGCAATATTTCTATTGGACAGTTCGTGGCGTTGTCCGTGACCGTCAACGTAGCTTCTTTTATATTCTTTATTTGCTGTTTGCCAGTCTTTTTTTACAACAGCCTCCACGAATTTTGGAAACTTGCTGAGGCTTCCTAGATTAAACGAAAATTCAACTAACATCTCCATTTGACCATTATCAAGGTCAACCTTACCGAAGTGACTTGAGATGTAAGATTTAACGGCTCTCGAAGACGTTTCGAGGTCGCTTGCTAAAAGTTTTACGGCCTCGGCGTCTGTTATACCTCCCGCGTAGTGATTTACATCACTGCTTGTCATTTTATGACCATATGCAATTGTAGGAAGCCCGCCTTCGGGTGAGGCATGCGGCATCCATTTTTTAGAAACATTATTATAACCTACGAAGTGAGGGTTTTCCAATGACTTAATATAATCTATAAAATCTTTCGAAACCACAAAATCAGATGCGTGATAAAATTCTTTTCCTTGGTCAACTTTTTCAGCGTGAGAATGATGCCCGATTCCCGGAACAGTGAATTGATAAGGAGGCATGTCCATAGATTCTTTTTTTAGTTCTTCGCACATTTGTTCTGATAATAAGTCTTTTAACTTCACGGTAATAAATATCATTCTCATTGACAAACCATCTTTTTCTTGAGACAATGTTTTCCATGAAAAATTCATTAGAAGCAGCTTTTACAACGACCGGAGAACTGGTAGTTTTGATTCCAAAAGAATACATCAACACACTTGGAATTGAAGAAGGAACTGACACACGCGTTACACTGAGCGAACACGGATCAGTTGTCGTAGATTTTCTAACAGAAGATTTAGAATTTTCACTAACTGATTCAGAATACGAATATTTGCAAAATGAAGCTGACGGTGAGGGGCTGACCTTAAATGATCACATTCTCAATGAATTGGAAGGAGAATTGGTAGGAAACTACTCTCCATTTTTGATTGATAGAGTTGTAAATTTGTAAGGTCTTTTGGTATAATAATGTTGAGGGACACGCCGTAATTCGGTGCCTTTGCCTATATTTATAGGCATGTCAAGTCCTACAATAGATTACAACCAAGACCAAGATCGGGTAAGGTGGTCCGGATCTGGTTCCGCCATCACCACAGCTTCCGCTCTCACGCCTTTCGGATTTTTCGACGCTGATGCGTCATTTCAATTAGAAGCTCCGGCTGCAGCAAAGTGGAGCGCTATACGTCTCGGTTATCCTATCACCGATATTGAAATGGTTGATTACAATTTCTACGCGTGTTACGAAGAAGCAGTTTTAGAATACGGCGCACAGGTCAATCAGTTCAACATTCGTAACAACATTACGTTACTTCAAGGATTACCAACAACCACGAATGTAACACAACGTAATGTTCAAGGAACAAGTTTACCATATCTCATTTCTCTCAGCAAGGCATATGGAACAGAAGTCGGAGTGGGGGGTAAAGTTGATTGGAAAAGAGCAGGATTCACAGCATCGTATGCTCAACAGACTTACGACTTACAAGCTCTCATCGGAGATAAAATGGAAGGAAGCGCAAGTATTGAAATTCGTAGAGTGTTTCACGGACCTCCTCCAGCAGCTGCTAGAATCTATGACCCATTCTCAATGACGGGAATGAGCTACAGCAATGTTCTTAATGAAATGGGGTTCGCCGGCTACTCACCAGCTACACAGTTTTTAATGACTCCAATTTTCGAAGACTTGCTTCGCATGCAAGCTATTGAATTCAATGATTTGGTTCGTAAATCAGCTTACAGCTTTGAGATTGTAAACAATAAACTCAAACTGTTTCCAATTCCAACATTTGATCACGTAGTTTACGTAGATTACATTATACCAAGTGACCGAGACGCTGCGGTGTTTACATCGGGTTCAGCCACGACCACCGGAACAAATGAAATTGGAGATTATAGTAATGTTCCTTATGACATTATTCAATACTCAAAAATCAACTCTGTTGGCCGTCAGTGGATTCGTAAATACTTCATGGCTCTCTGTAAAGAAGTTCTTGGGTCAATTCGTCAGAAATACCAGACCATTCCAATTCCTGGTGCAGAAGTAACTATGGATGGTGGAGAACTTCGTTCCGAAGCTGCGGCTGAGAAGACGGATTTAATGACACAACTACGTGAAAATTTGGAAGCCACCTCAAGAAAGACTCAAATGGAAAATAAGTCTCTTGAAGCTCAACAATTAAATGAGTCTCTGAGCAAGGTTCCATTGTTCATTTACGTCGGATAAGACAATGAACGCCCTCGCCCAATTATCAATTTTATCTTTGATAATGACGCCCGAAGAAAGGCGTCTACTTTCTCACGTAGGTATCAAAAAAACTTTGAATCCTCCGGCAAAGTTTACCTCTTTGGAAATTCGTTATTACGAAATGCTAAAAGAAATGAAGATAGACTTTATCCCACAGTATCCGCTGTGTGGTCGTTTTTACGACGCTTTCTTACCCAAAGAAAAAATTATATTGGAGTTTGATGGAACTTTCTGGCACCCAAAGACAGAGGCCGATGCGAAGTATGCTCATCAGAAAAAGAGCTTTAAAGTGGATGTTCTCAAGAACAAATATGCTCGTGAATATGGACTTAAGATTTACAGAATTAGAGAAGAGTCTCCAATCACATCTACTCAGCTCAGAAAACTCATTGTGGAGGGAACAATTGAATGAAAACATATACGAGAAAATGCAGAGGGTGTAAAAACATCATCGAATACAAACAATATAAAATGTTTTGGAAATCTGAAAAAACCAACTCACAATGTCGCCCGTGTTTTTATAAATCTCTGAAAAACAAGCCCCGCTCAAAAAATACTAAGAAAAAAATAGGGGAGGCTAATAAGCTATCGCTATTAGGAAATATTCCTTGGAACAAAGGTATTCCAATGACAGAAAAACAAAAACACAAACTCTCAATAGCTCATACCGGAAAAAAATGTTCAAAGGAGTCTGTAACAAAGAGAAGAATAAACGCATTGCAGAGATGGGTTGATTTGGGCATACCAACAAATAGAGACAGGGGCGCGGCCGAATTTTTTGTAAAGTTCAATAAAAAAGAAAACACCTCTCTCAAACCAAAAATGTTCTGGTCTTTGGGGTATGAAGCTGATGGCTATGATGATTCTCTAAATTTGTGGGTTGAGTTTGATCCTCCACATCACTATTATGTTGATGGAAAGCAAAAACCCGCGGATATAATTAGACAGAATAACATTATAGAATATTTTGAAAATATCGGAAATCCATTAACAAAATTCATCAGGGTGAAATCTGACAAAATGGGTAATGTTTTGAAGATAAACACTGTATACGAAGGAGTTTCAAAATGAGGGGTAGATATTTTTCTCAACGCGACTTAAATTTCATCAACTCGGTGAACGCTGAACTTATGGCCGACATCATCGAAAACTTGATTGAGATTTTTAAGATTTCTCCAAGTGAAACTATAACCAATATCTACGGAGAAACGTCAGCTGCTACAGGGAAATGGTATGAGCCAGGTATACTCATCTCATGTCTTGTTGAACGTCCGGAAATGACGACCGAGCAAGATGACTTTGGACCAAATAGATTGCAGACTCACGTTTTCAAATTACGTGAGAAGACTTGCAAAGATATACTTTTCTATCCAGAAAGTGGAGATATTGTTTTTTGGAATGACCGTTATTACGAAGTAAACAATGTCATTCAAGAACAACTATTGGGTGGCCAAGCTGAAAAGTCTCATTCTATCATTCTTAACACACAATACACGAAGTTAAGTTCTCTTAACATCGTTCAACGCAATCCTTCCTAATCATGGCATGGCGAGGCCCAATTAAACCTGTCAACAATCCGACACCACAACGACAAGTCACAAAACTTATCGAAACTACTGGCATGCTAAATACAGATGAGACTAGAGCCTCACAAATTCGTCGTGATACAGACACGGTAAAAAATCCGACCATCACTCTAATTGACATAGACGATGTAATTCTGAGTTACCTCGACACTGTTATCAATCCTCAAGTTTTGGACAACGGACAATCAATTAAAGTTCCTGTCAACTATGCTTCACCAGAACGTTGGAAGGCTATTCGAAAAGATGGTTATTTCAGAGACAAGAATGGAAAAATACAAACTCCAGCAATTGCATTCCGCCGAACCACGATGCAGAGAAATGATAATTTGATTACAATGAATCGTTATATGTCGTATCCAACTACTCGTGGTTTTTCTGAGAAAAACAAATACGACCAATTTTCTGTAATGACTGGATTTTCTCCAACCAAGGAAATTTACTCCGTCACAACTCCAGACCACGTTATAATAAATTATGATTTTATTGTCTGGACCGATTTGGTAGAACAACTTAATACCGTGATAGAAGCTATCAATTTTTCAACGGAAGATTATTGGGGAAACAAACTAAAATTGAAATTTAGAACCTCTATTTCAGATTATGCATTTCAAACTGAGGTGGCAGCCGATTCTGATAGAGTTGTTAAGGCTACGTTTTCCATGATGGTTTACGCTTATCTTCTTCCCGAAAAATTTGAAAATAACAAACAAACGATGCAAAAAGCTTTTAGCACACGAAAAGTTGTTTTTGGCATGGAAACTTCCACAAATCTTAATTCAATCGGAAATGAGCAATCTACAAATTCCGATTTGCCAGTCAACTTGTCTAGCCTAAACGGAAACGCTTCCAATATCTAATCGATACTTATAAATACCATGTCTACACCAGTAAAAATGTCTCAGTTTTCTACCGTCCACACTTTCACAAGCGGAAGTTTTGCTATGGCCTTAGAGTCGGGCTCCTCCGGAATTACCAATACGAAAATCTCA